TCTACGTATAGACCGTAAGAATTAGTAATAGTACTCGCACTTGCAAAAGCAGCCGTGTTAGCTGTAAAGTAATTCCAATATTGACTTGTTATAGTTCCTGCTGCCCATGTTTTAGTACTTCCTGTTACTTTAAAGTTAGGTATGTTTGTAGATGCTGTTTGTCCTGTGTTGGTTGGAACCGTATAAGTAAATGGAGTTACTGCTCCACTTGATGCAGTTCCCCTTGCTAAAAATAAAGTTGAATTTGATGACCTTATTCCTATACTTGAGCCTATTGAAATATCAGCAGTATTTATGTACGTTTCATTTGTTGTTCCAATTAATCCATAATTACTTACAGATGGTGATGTTTGATTAAAATAAATGGCACAATAATTTGTTGAACCAACTAAACTTCCAAAACTCATCAAAGCAGTATCCTGTCCAATAGTAACTAATCTTTGAGATGTTGGACTTGCATAGTTTCCTATGCTTACCTGACCGCTATTATAAATACTCGCTGCCGTTGTAGCTCCATTGTTACCAACTAAAAATTGATGAGCTGCAACCGTACTTGTACCGTTTCCGCTTGTTCCTTGATATTGAATAGCAGAACCAACCGCAGAACCGCCTAATATTTTAGGTGTTGTAATATCAGTTGTAAAGGTTGGCGAAGTACTTAATACGGCTGTTGTTCCTGTGCCTGTTACTAAATATTCTCCTACTACACCAGCGTTATTATAAAGTATTCTTGTGTTAGTCCCTGAAGTTATTGTAGTTGTTCCTACTATTAATCCTGTTTGAATAGCTGCAATATTACCGTTAAGCTTTTGAATAGCTTGTAAAATAGTATCTGTTGCTGAAACTGTTCCAGCTCCTGAAACGTATCCAGTTAAGACTTTTGAAGTAACGGCAGAATCAGTGAATGAAGCAGTTAAAAAATAAGGGCTTAATGCTGCTGCTGTTATATATGCATTTGAATCAACAGAACCATCAGCTTTTAAGAATTGGGCTGATGTACCTCCAGTTTTAATAAAACCAGTAGTTTCAATTGTTGTTATGGCTACATTACCAGCTGTTAGTACTGCTTGAATATTAGGGGTACTGCCTCCGCCTAAAAAAGATAATGTCTGTAAATCAGAAACCCCATCACCGATTTTATAGGTACCAGTTTGAAGTAAATGAACCTTTTGACCCTTACCTAATAAAAAAGTTGGATTAGCAGCAAACCACGCAGCGTCTTGGTAACCTAATCTAACGCCGGCTTGAGTACCTGTATAAACTATATATGCTGAATTTGACCATAGATATTCATTACCGTTAGATAAATCTACATAAATAACATTCGCACTACCAGTAGCTGGAAAAGCTGCAAAATTTGCATATCCTATTCTTGTATAAGCCATTAATTTATAGGTTCAATTACCGTTGCTACGTTATTATATAAAGTATCTACTATCTCACGTAATACATCAACATTGTAATTCCCACTTGATGTAAATGTTTGTAAAACCTCACCAGTTGCTCTATCGGTTATAGTTACCGAAAACACATTCGGTCTTAAATTAGTACAATCTAAAGCAGCTGGTACATACGGTACATCTAAACAAGCTTTATTAGTCATAAAATCCACTGTTATCGGTAAAACAAATGAATCATAAGGGTACATTAAATATTGTGTAATTTCTTCAGGAATAGTATATTCAGCAAATGGATTTGTTGAATTAGATAGTTGCCCATCTACATTTATAGCAATTTGTTGATATATCGAAGATTGAAATGGAACTTGTGGAACCTTACTTAAAATACCAGCTATTGCAATTCCAGCATAAGAACAACCTTCAAATCCAAGCCCTGGTAAATTTAACCAAACAACTAAATTGTAATAAGCACGAAAATAAAATCTATTTCCATCTCGCTTTACAAATCTAACTCCGTTATCTTTTAAAAAAGTTACTGACTTAACACGGTTGTCTGGTAATAAATCCTCATAACGACCAGTACTGCAATCAGCAGCAGATGTACGGCAAGAAACAGGCATACGTTTTAAAATCGTTTTGCCTGTTTTATCTTGAGCTTGAAATGTTAATGTTTTTACTACGCCAACATATTTATCCATCCAAGGCAATGAAGATAATATGTCAATTATTATATCGCCTATATCAATGGTCATTGTGTTTATTTATACGTTATGAATAAATCATAAGTTGTACCGTTCCAATTAATATTCTGAAATAAAATATTTGCATTTGGATAAGTAGTTTTAAAAGTATTTAACCCAGCCTCAACTAATGCTCGTGTTGCAAAGTTAGCAGAATAATTAGTAACTAAAGAAGCAATATTTGCATTACCGGTATTTAAGTAAAAGCAATTGCCGTCTTTACGTAATAATTTACGAAACAATTGTTCAAAAGTCAATTTACTTAAATCGCAATCTTGAATTTCATTAGAGCAGTTACCTAAAGACATAATTAAACTGTTTTATTTAATACTAATGCAAAAGTTTTTAAAGTAGCATCGTAAGCAAAGGAATCTATTAATGATTTAGGCTTAGAGCAAGTTAATGCTAATGTGCAAGAATCAATATATTTAATTCTAAATGCTGGCTTACCGCAACCGTCAGTCCCTATACACAATAACAATAGTTGCTCAAAAGTTAAGTGATTATGACTACATGGAACTTTTGACGCGTGTGTAGTAACAACTGTTACTGGCAAACCAACTAATTCACCGCTTTGACGAAGCATACCATTTAAACGGTCTGCAGTTGAAATATGATTATTTGTACAATTCATCTTTTATAGTTTTTATGAGCCAGTATCAGTTAAAGGATAATCAGTGCGGCAAGGAGGTGTTGCAGATTTCCAAGTAAATGTAAATTGGATATATTCAACCTCTGATGCGCTTTCAGGTATAATATGAGCTGCTTTTACAGAAACTCTAATACCTTTATTACCACCATATAATTTTCCGTTAAAAGTAACGAACCAAGCTAAAACAATTTTACCACACTTAAATTTACGATATAACTCGTAAGCTAAATCAGAAACTTCGTCTAATTTAAAATTAACAGTGTATTTATCGTTACCTGTTACAGTACGACCACCGCTAATCTCAACTTCAGTTGATTCTTCTGCTGGTTTATCACCAATTCCTAACAATTGTAAAATCTTAGTTGGACCAGTAGCAGCTAAACGAGCCTCCCATTCAGATGGGTCTGTTTCGTCAGTTAAAGGATTTCCAACGTTAGTTAAATTAGCGTATTTAATCTGACCAAACGCAATATCTGGTTCGCAATCGTTAAACGCAATATCTGGTAATTCTTGTTCGCAATCTGCTGAGCAAACTATTTCTTGACAAGCTGTAGGCATATTATTTGTTTTAAATTTTAAATTATAAAGCAAATTTAAGCCTATTATAATCATGTATATATATACATAATGTTACTTTTTTAAGAAGCAGCTAATTGAGCTTTAACTAAAGCTATAAAATCAGAAACAATAGTTGCGTCGCTTTCACTAAGCAAAGAAGTATCTAAATCTATATTACCAACGAAATTAAATTCATCAGTTTCTGAATGAACAGATATTACAAAACCGTAAGTTTCTAATGGCGGCATAACTCCACCAGCAACGCTTGTTGTCTCTACTTTATTTACTTTTATTATTGACATGTTTTATTTTTTTTATGGTGGGCAAGAACCAACCGTTTTAGTATTAGTATATCCGAAATCACAATTTAAAGTAACGTTTTGAACCTTGAAACAAATACAATCAAATGGTAAATAATCACTAAGCATAGCTAGTGTATATAAGAACGTGAATGTACCGTCATCACCAACAGAAAACGTATCTGCTTCAATCCAAGGTCCAGTGCAATTTATTTGAAAATAAGCTTTACCCCAAGTGTTAGGTAAAAGTGTACCAGTTATATAGAAACCTATAAACGCAAATGCTGCAGTTGCTATTTCAGGAGCTATAACACATGGATAATAAAATTGAACAACTACGGTCCCTGCGCAATTAGGTCCACTGTACCAACATAGACTAATATACTTACCGTTAAAGCATATAATATCTGTTTCTTTAGGGTTTATAGTATTGCCATTACAATCTTTTAAAGTATAACTATAACGAGGTACTGTCGTACATCCTTCGCTCCACCATATACCATTACCATCAGCTACTTCCATCCAATACTCTGTGCATGTTTCTTCTGAATCAGCAGCTGTAAAATCACAAGGTGTACAATCTATAACCTCTGCTAAATTACAACAAGCAGCATCTGTTATTTTATCCTCTAATAATAATTTTAATTTAACTGTTTGATAACACTCATTTAAAATATCTGTAATATCATTTGTTATTTTAAGAACATCTGATAAATTACTCTGAACATCTTGATGATAATTCAATGGCTCTAATAAGTTTATATTTTTATGTAAAAACACAGCGCTAAGAGCATCTGTTAAAAATTGAGGGCTTTTACCTATTTCAAAAGTGATATTTTTTTGCCATCTTTTAAATCTTGGGTTTAAATCTCCCTGACCATTCTCTTCGCTTTCTTCTACTGTATCATATTCTGGTTTTATTAATCCAGCATCTAAATAAAGCACATTTTCAAAAGTACAAGGTATTGTATCAGAAGAATATAATACAGAACTATTAAAATCACAATCGTGATTCCATTTTAATTTATATAGGTTACCAATCTCTTTTAATGAAACTATCTTAAAAACCTCACTAAAGTAAAAATTAGAACCTGACTTAATTACATAATAATAATATCCAGTATTTATGTTTGTAGTAAATGATGTTTGAGCGCAATAAACTAAAATATCTTTTCCATTTTTTAAATTTACAACGTTAATATCACCCTCATCTAATTCTACATCGTTTGTTAACACTGCATTGAACATTAACTTAGTAGCTTGCAAATAGCTAATTTCTAAATAATCACCGTAGGCAATTGTATCGAAATACAATGTTATATTATTAGCTTGACTTGTAAAAGTGTAATCGTAAGTCCCTGGTGATGAAATAACATCTATTGGCACAGAGCCATTATATACTTTTATCGTAGATGAACCAACTAATTTATCAACTATTATTTTAAAATGATACCTGTCAGTAGAACTAGATATTGGTATTATAATAGCTGGTAAATTTAATGATATATAGCTTAGAGTAACGTTATTTGGTATATTAGCCGTTATCATTTTAAACTTACAACAATCAGCATCAAATAAATCAACTAAATAATTAGCTAAAGGTATAGTTGTTTCTAAAGGAACTGAAAAAGGCAATGTTTTAACATCAGTTCCTGTTTTAAATTCATAAAATGATTTTACTAGGTCTACATTGCAAAAACTATCAGCACCTTCTGGTATTTCTTTATAATAATTATTATCTATGTCATTACAAACATTTCTTAAAAACATTTTACTTGGTAAAGCAAAAATTGAGTCCCTCTTTAATTGAAAATGAGGTAATTTAGATGCTGGGTATACCAAATCAAATTGGCAAGTATCATGGCATGTTTTATTAAACCTATTTTGGTCAAATAAATCATCATAAAATCTAATAGGTAATATTTTGTCTGATATTGTCATAAATTAGCTGGTATATTTGAATGTCTTAATTTAAATTTAATAATTTCTTTTGTATAATCTATCTCTGCATCATCAATAATTCCATCACCTATTTCTGTTCTTACGCTAGATTCCCATTTCTCAAACTCATCATTGCAACATATTTCAGTGATTATATTCTCTTGTATTACATCTGGTTCTTTGCTTAAAAAAGTCTCTGGGTTACCATTCATAGTGCCTGTTATAAACGGTCTACCATGTCTATGTAAATCGTAATGAAGATTCGCCCAACTCAAACGAGAATTCTTTTTTGAACCAAGGCTTAATTTACCAATAGCTGAATACACAAACCATTCAGGAGTTGGATTAACCTTATAACAATCTATTAAAACGAATCCCTCGTTAGCTATTGACGCAGAGTTATTTAATATATAATCTGTATCTGTAGTTACTCCACCATAACCTCTGTCAAGTTTTTTACCATTAGCACAGTCTGGATTATATTCTATTGGCATTCCAACAAAATCAACACCATTAGCTTCCATGAATTCAAAACTTTCGCTTTCTGGTAACTCATCAGTATTGAATTTAATCTTATTTCTTAATTTGTTTAATGGAAAATTAGTAGCTGTCATCGAATTGTAATTCATAGTTTTAGTAAACCATGAATAATGTTCCCATCTTATTCTAGTACCCTCTAAAACCCAATAAACATTAAAAAGTTCTTGATGTACTCTTTCTATGTCATCAAAAGATAACATTAACTTAGTAGCTGGATTTGTAGCTGTTGGGTTTTTAATATCAGATTTAGCGGATAATCTTAAATAATAATTAGGTTGAGCTACATTAACGTAATTAGTCATTGCTTGGTCATCTGGAAATGTAGTGCCTCCAAATCCATCATCAACCCAATTAAAAAAATCAGAAGTCAAATTGTAATAACATCCATACTCATCACAGCAAGACATTTGACTACAAACATACAAAACTGTTTGACCCCAATCTGCAGTTCTAAATTTAGTAGGACTTAAATATAAAAAAACGTTATCTGTTTGAGCGCCACCGAAAACATCGAACTTATCGCTCTTTTTATCCTTGAAACATTGGTATGGGCTTTTATCTTGTAGTTCTATTTCAACGTTGCATTTGTCAAGGTCGAACTCCATGTTTTTTTCACTAAAAAAAGCCCTTGTTATTAAAACCTCACCATCAGTACATTTTTTATATATATTAATCCAAAACTTATAACAAAGTCCTATATAATTTCTAAAAATAGTATAATCTGAATCAGTTACTATTAACTTATTTTTAATCTTTTTAACGAAATACATTTTACCCTTTTCTCTTTGTTCAGATATTTGAAAAGACGGGTTGTTTACGTATGTTAAATTAAAAATAGATATAGGAGTATTATAAGTACTCGATTGAGAAGTTACAACTATTTCATATCTAAATTTGCTTTCCATTATTTTTTTATAATGACTGTATGAGAACCTAATTTTTTAACTACATCACCATTTGGTTTTGTGTATATCTCTTTGCCTTGATTTTTAATTACTTCATCAAATTTAGCTTTTATTTCTGATAATTCCTTTTCAACTTTTGAAAGATTTAAAGCGTTGTTAGCAGCATTTGTTGACATGTAACCATTTAATAATTCTCTCTTATTAGATATATTATTACTGTCTGGTAAAGAAACACCTGTATTTTTCAATAAATCAAAAATACCTTTTTGTATTAACGCTGGGTTATCTGTATGTAAACCTTCTAATAAAGACCTGTTTTTCGCAGTTTTCTCTTTAGTTATTACATACTCACCTCTATGAACAACTCCAGCTTCTTGATATTTTCCACCATCTCCAGTGTAACCACCTTCAGCAAATCCTTCTTGCTGTGCCTTAATCTGTTGTTTTAAAGAAAAGAAAGCAGCTAACATACCTATTATCGTAGCTGATGCAGCTATAATTCCAGCTGGACCTTTGAAAGCTCCTTCAGCAAATAATGTAGAGCCAGCTGTAATGATATTACTTGTTTGAGTCGCTGCGTCAATAGCTAGTTTAATTTTACTAGCTCTTTTACGTTCTTCTATTAATTCAGCCTCTCTTTTTTTCTCAGCTGCTATTTCTGCATCCTTTTGAGCAATCTGTAAATTTATTCTGTTAGTATCATTAGCAAAACCTTCGTCTTTTAATTTTTGCTCATTACCAAGTTTACCTTCTAAAGCAGATTTTTCTTTTTCATACTCAGATTGCTTTTCTTTACTTGAATCAATTTCTTTTTGGTTTGCCTCTAATACTCTATTGGCTTGTTGGCTTAATAGATTTAATATATTATCACCTAATTTATCTAATGACTCGTAAAGAAGTTGTTTTTCAAGTTCTCTTCGTTTTAAAGCCTCGTCTGATAACCTATTTTTTTCGTCATTTATTCTCTTAGCCTCGTCTAATTCTTTTTTATTAAATTCCTCTTCTGCTTTTAGTTGAGCTTCATTTGATTTTTTACGCTTATCGTTTCTGTCTTCAATTTTTTTATCCTCGTCTTCTAATTGCTTATCAAAATCGTCTAAAGAACGGTCAAATGATTTTAAAGTGTCTTTCCTAGAATCTTCTTTTTGTTTTTTTAATTTCTCTTTATTCTTTTTGTACTCCTCATTAGCTTTTTTATTTGCTTCAGCTTTTAAAGCATCTTCTGCTTTTGCGTCTTTTGCTGCTAAAGCATTTTTTTGGTCACTTAGTGATTTTACAGCATTACCTATTAATAAATTTTGACGATTAAATTGTTCTATGTCAATAACACCCATTTGGTATTGTTTATTGACATCTTTTAAAGCTTGCTGTAATTTATTATATAATGGTACAAAATCTTTAGTTGTCTTAGCCTGTTGACCAAAAGCTACAACGTTGTTTAAAGCTTGCTGTAAAGGTAACAAAGCAGCTTCTGCACCACTTAGTTTATCAAAAAAGTCTAATTCACCAACAGTGCCCTTTAAATTCCTACTTAATTGATTTAATATTTTTTGAGCATCGTTTGCTTTTCCTAAAAACTCATTAAACGAATCTAGTATACCGCTAAAAACACCTTCACTTGATTCACCAAGGTTATTAAAAAAAGCATCAAAGTTATCTCCTAGGTTAGATATTTTACCTCCCAATGTATCGCTTATAGCGGCCATACCTCCACTAACTCCTTCTAATTCTCCTAAAGATAATATATAATCATTTATAGCTTTACCATTATTCTTTACTTGAGTTTCTACTCCTTTAAATGTAAATTTAACGTTATCACCTTCTTTTTTAGCTTTAATACCAAATTCTTTTAACCTTTCAAATTCTCCTGTTTGAGCATCAATAATACCTTCAGTTAATTGGTCAAATGATTTACCTTGACTAGCTGCTAAGTCACCAAGCTTTGTTATCTCAGCTGCTGTAGGTTCAAATCCTTGATTAGCTAATTTTACAAAACTAGCTGTTAATTCTTGAACACTAAAAGGTGTTTTGCTAGCAACATCTTGAATCATCATTAAAGCATTTTGAGCTAATGACTTTGAACCAAGTGTGTTAGTTAGCACTGCTTCAAACTTTTGAAACTCTGCTCTTGTTTCTACTACTTTACTTATAAAACCACCTACAGCTGCCACTGAAAAAGAAGCAGCTAATGTAGTCCCTATTGAACTAGCTTTATCATTAAAAGTTTTAGTTTCATTGGTTGCTTTTTTAACCTCTGAATTGTATTTTTTTGTTTCTACAGTTAGATTCTGAACACCTTTTGCTCCTGTTCTACCAAGACTTTCCGCTGCTTTATTTAAGTCTCTAACATCTCTAGTCCCAGCAACAGTAGCTGCCTCAAACTGCTTCATTTCTTTAGTTGCAATATCAGCAGAAACCTTTGTTGTTTTACCAAACTTTTGAACCTCGTCATTAGTATCGTTAATGACTTTGTGGGATTTTAAAAAAGCGTTATCAACTTCTCCTAAATCACTTTCGACTACTAATTTTATACTGCTCATTTTGGTTTATTATTTTCTATTCTTTTTTCTAATTGCTTTTCAAATATTGAATAATAAGAGAAAAATTCAACTATATCCATTCTCTCTAATTCTCTTATTTCACTTACTTTGAATTTTAAGTCATCTTCTGTTAAACTATATAATATATTATTCCAATACTCTTCGACATCTATATCGTGCTTTAAAAAGTATTTTGGACTTGTTTTTTTGTCTGGTTTTTTCCTAGTTCCTTTGTTATATGCTCTACGTATGTCTCCCTGAATCCCTGAATAGAACACAGGGCAAAAGTAAAAAAAGGCAATGCATCATATCCCTCCTTTCTCCAATCTTCTATTTTTTCCAATTGGAGGTCTGCGTCAAATTTTCCTGTATCTTCTCCTTCTCTATTAATAACTAAAGCACACATTAATAGTGATGGATGTTCTCTTTTTTCGTCTTCAATACTTTTTATTCCAGACATTATATTATGAAGGATTACAGCAGCATCAGCAATTTTTCCTTCTTTACTATTTAATGCTTCATAGGCTTTTTTAATATTTTTAAAAAGGTCATCAAAACCTATACCATACGTTAATCTTGGTTCTAGTTTTTCATATTCTTTCCACCTTGTTATTGATATTTTTTTGCTAACATGATATTTATGACCATTAGCTATGAAAGATTTTACTGTAAATAAATCTAAATCCTTTGCCATATTTGTTTGATTGTGTAAGTTGTAAAAATAGTAAATGCTATAAATAAAAACATAGTACCAATTGTTTCAATAGGATAAAAATAAAATCCAATCCAATAATTATAAATATAAGTAAATAATGATATTTGGCCAGCGTTACATTTTTCACAATGTATAAAAGGATAAAATAACCATCTAGGCATCCAACTATCACACCAAATATATAATTTATTAAATACCATATTTGGCTCTGTCAATAAATTAGTATAAACGTAACTAAGTATCGCTATTAATATTCCTAATTCGTATTCAATCATATAAAAAACTGATTAATTAAATTTTGCAATTCTTCATCTAAAGAGTTATCAAGTATATTTTCTTCTTCTTTAGTAGGTGTTAGAAAATCTCCATATCTGTCAGATAAGTACTCAACTATTTTACCAGTTGTTTGACCGTCTTTATATGTTATTGAGTTTTTTGAACCAGCTTCAGTAATTATTTTACTACCAATTGTTTTTGTTTCTAAAACAGCCATATCTCTCCACATATCACCGCTAAATCTTAAGTCAACGTGATTAGTTTGTAAGTTATTAGCTTCTCTAAAATCAGTGTATGAAATGCCTTTATACTTATTTGCTTTATTTTTTGATTTAGCTTTTGCCTCACCACCATCGCTTATAGATTTACCAATAAAATAAAAATAAGGTAAAGTATCAGTTGAATATTTTTCTCCTTTAATACCTTCATCTAATATTCTATCACGTATTAATGATAAACCAGATTGAGTTATAGTAGCATTAATCTCTGGGCCATTGTTTCTAACGGCGCTAAGAAAATTATTCACACTACTATTAAATTGGTTTATATCCATTACGTTAATATGCTTCCACTAATTAAATTGGTTACTCTACGGCACTTTAAACAATCATTCTCTTTAGTATCAATTATTTGAGCTAAGTAGTCCATTACTTTTATATAATTTTGACCCCAAGAATTAGCTACTGTTAAAATTTCATCACGATTCATCATCGTGATTCTATTTATTTGGTCAGTACTTAATAATTGTCTGTATAATTTTTCTCCAGCCTTAAATCTAATAGCCTCCGCCATATACTGACTAAAAGAATCATTTGTAAAATCCAATAATTTACCTTCTCCGCATATTAGTAACGATGACTCGCATTTAATATCTACGTCTAACACCAATCCGTTCATGTAATCGTTTGATGTAAAAGTGCTCATATCTGTAACATCGTTACCTAAAGCACCTTGAAATGAAATCCATTTGTTCCATTCTCTTTTTACACCACCACATCCACAGTCTTTTTTATTATTCTTTGGTTGAAAACCATTAATCTCTAAAACTACCCAATAGCTAATCTGTCTTTCAGAACTTGACATTGGTAATTCTAAAGGAGTTGATAAAGCTAACCAAGTTAATGTATTAGCTGTAACTGGAGCAGACGTTGTATAAGAATTAATTAAAGTAGCATCGTTTTCATTCGAGTAAACCTTAACAGTAACGTTTTGGCTGTTATTTATCAGTATACCTATTCTTTTTAACGTGATAACACCACCTCTTAACTGTAGCGGCATTATTTTTACACCAGCATATAGATGACTAATGGATAAATTTAATTTATAACCAGGTGAACCTAATTGACCAGTGTAAGCTTTCTCTCTTGGTTGGAATTTTTGATTTATTAACCCAAGCAAAGCTGTTCTAAATTCTATTTTAGCGTCAGCAACAGCTTTATTCATTCTGTCCCAGATACCACCTTGAGCACAATCGTCTGCTCCATTAGCTACGTTTATGTTGAATCCATCAAGTCTATCTAAAAACAATCCTGATTCAGATGTATTATAGTTAGTTGGTTCTGTACCATCAATTAAACATTCGCAAGTAGTTTCAGATAATCCTATAATATTTTCGAGACAATCAAGGGATGCAGCCATTTAAAGTGTTTTATAAAAAGCAAATATAATAAAAAATTATATTAAAATGTATAACATTATGTATAAAAAAAGCCCTTATTTCTAAGGGCTTTTACACAAACGAACAAACTTACAGGTTTGTTGCTGATTGCTCAGCGCTATGAACCGGCGTTAGTACCGCAGATAAATTTCAATACTCCAGTAATATCTTCATCACATCCGTAAGGATTGTTAAAGATACCTGCGTTAATATACAATGAGTAATCGTGATAAATCTCATTGCTTGTACAACGATTTTTATAAACTACATCATAATATACGCCTGGTAAATTCTTAGATTCAACTGACCAGCGGATATGGTCTAAATAAGTAGTAGGTGTAGTTGAGTTATAAGCTTTCGTTACAATCGCAACTGAACCGTTGCTAATCATGTAAGAAACCTTATCTGGACTATTAACTGTATCTACATTGAAAGGGTCCCAGAATTGTTGAATGCTTCCCATTTTAGACATTTGGTCTTTTTGGTTTTGATTCAATGAGTTAAACATTGCAGACCAATTAGTGTTCCATAAGTTATTACCATGAAGCATGATTACAGAACCCAACTTGTTCATTTTAGCTACTTGAGCAAAATAACCAACTAAATCAGCTGTCCAATAAGAAGGTGCAATATAAGTAACTCCTGAGTTTTCAACATCACCAATTCCTTCGAATTGATTAACTCCAGCAAAAGTATTTAATTTTGCAATTAAAGTTTGAGCTAAATAGTTGTCTAATTCTTTCATTCTTTTTAACATGCCTTTAGCAATTGTTTCTTCACGACTAACAGCTAAAGCTCTGAATGATTTTTCACGAACAGTAAATCCAGTTGTTTTACATAAGTCTAACGCATATTCTTTACAACGAGCTTCTAATTCAGGACCACCAACTGTACAGTCATTTGAGCAATCTGCCAAAGACTCATTACAATCTGTAACCCAATGAATTTTTACAGTTCTATCTTTACTAGGGTCCTCGAGTTCAGCTAATCTAGCAGTTTGACGTGCTTTGATTACATTTACAGATTCAACATCTGACTGAAAATCGTTATTTTGGAGAGTTTGAGAAGCCCAAATGCGGTCCATTGCAATTTGAACATTTACTAATTCTGCGCAGGTAAAAGTTCCTGCAGTTACTGATGTTGTTGCCATAATAATTTGCGTTTATCCTCGCCAGGTTTAAGGATTGGTAAATTAATTCTTTTTACTAGCCTCAAAAGCGTCTGCTATAGCTAAGCGTTCTTCAGCGTTTTTAGCGCTTGTTACAGCTGCGATATACTCTTCTTGATTAGCTGGTACTTTACCTGCCCATTTAGTTGCTCCGTCTTGGGTTCCATTACCGTCATTGTTATTTCCGGCGCTAGACCTTTGCTGACCTTGTTCAAAATCCCAGATAGTTTCAGCTGTTGATTTAACATAGCTTTCGAAATTAATTCTATTTCCATGTGCGTCTTCAACTGGTTTTCCTTCTTTTTCAAGAATGAAATCTTTGCCATCTTCTGTTTTGTTGAAACCAAGCTTTGATAATTCAGCAACAAGTAGCTCCATTTGTTTTTCAGCTTTAGCCGCATCTTTTGGTAGAATTGGTTTTAAACCTAAAACGGTTGATTTTGCCTTGCTTACAACTTCTTTAAACAGGTTTTCTTTGGCTAATGCTAAATCTCTTTGTTTAAACTTCTCATCCCATTCTTTGTCTTTATTTTTGAGTTGTTTATTTAAATCATCCACAACTTTTACAAAAGCAGGGTGTAATTTAATTTTTTCCTCATCAATTTCAGTTCCAGAAGTTGATTTTGAAGCTATAACTTCATCGATTAGCTCTATGCCTAATTTATCAGACTTTACACCGTATTTTTCAGCAATTTCTTTTTCTATTTTTGAAGCACCTTCTGAAAGACCTTTTTTATGGCCATCGTTAAATAACTTTGTGCCATCTTCTTTCATTTTTTGCACTCGAGTAGCATCGTGCTTTAATAGTAAATCAGGAGCTGTTTCGGATAATTCTGTTCCATCCTCATTAAAAAGCGAGGCAACTTGTTCATCCACCATACCCATTTTTTTAAAGGCTGGGGCTAATTTTTCTTTTAAATTCATGTTTTATCTGTTTTTGGTTTGTTTGTATTGTGTGTTTTTCCATTTGGCTTTAAGTCGCCAACGACTTTAATTTCTATATTAGAATCATTTGGTTCTATAATATCAAATAAAGACTTGTTTTTATCTGACATCTTGTCCCAGTTAGCTCTTAATAACTCGTGATTCTTTTTTGTTGACCTATTTCTAACTATCATTATTTAAATGCTTCGTTTAGTTTATCAATATTATAATTCAAAACAGTAGCTAATTGAGTTCTAATCTCAATTATGTTTGCTGTATTTGAATAAACAATACTATTCTTATCGAAGTAATCTTTTATGTTACCTTTACCTATTTTACTAGCTAAAGTCATAAATTCGTTTTTAGTAATTTGGTCAACTTCTTGAACAGTTATTTCCGGAACATTAATTGACGGTTCTACTTTAATTGTCTTTGTCTCGCCTTTAGGCGGTAATGGAATAGAAGCAATCACTGTTTGGTTAGTTTTTTCAACCCAACCTTCTTTGTTATTACCTAATAAACTCCAACTGTAAGAATTAAATTTACGCTCAACAGCTCTGCCGTTGATTGTTTTTGTCGCTATGATTGTTGTTTGCATAGATGTAAAAGTACATAATGTTAAATTCTACGTTTTTTATAAGGCTTAGTTATTAAAAAGTTATTAACAAAGAAGCCACCGGTTAAGGTGGCTTTATCTCTGGTCGTCTAAAATTCCGTGGTAGGTTTTTAAACTATTATAAGGATTACAAATATATAACAATTACTAAACATAATGTATTTTATTTATTAACATTTTATAGATATATTTGTAAATATGGCATATAAATCAGATGGTTCAGATATTATAAAAAAATATCTAAGAAAGTTCCCAACTTTACCAAGCCTTACTTTAGCAAGAAAGGTTTATAATGAAAATAAGTTATATTTTAATGATTTAGAACAATGTAGAAATAACATACGTTATCATAGAGGTAAATCTGGTAAAGAAGATAGAAAAAAAATTTCTAACGATGAGTTTCTTAATCAAAAAATTCAATTTTCTTTACCAGAGTCTCATGCTGAGCATTATAACCCTTACATTATTTCACAATCTAAAATATTAATACTATCAGATTTACATTTTCCTTATCAAGATAACCAAGCTATTAGGGCTGCTATTAATTACGGTAAACAACAAAAGGTAAATTGTATATTAATAAACGGTGATTTAATTGATTTTGCAACAATTAGCCGACATGAAAAGGATTGGAGGCATAGAAGTGTAGCAGATGAATTTGAAGCTGTGAGGGCATTCTTAAATGAGTTACGTAAACATTTCCCAAGTGCTAAAATAGTATTTAAAGAAGGCAACCATGATGAGCGTTGGGAAAAATGGTTATTCTTAAAAGCTCCAGAGATATTTGATGACCCTGAATTTAAACTACAATCGCGTCTTAAATTAGGTGAATTAAAAATTGATATTGTTCAAGATAAACTACCAGTTAAGATTGGTAAATTAACCGTTCTTCATGGTCACGAGCTACAAGGCGGTGGTGGTGTTAATCCGGCAAGAGCTACATTTTTAAAGACAATTGATAACGTTTTAATAGGTCATTGTCATCGTAGCTCACAACATACTGAACCAACTCTAAATGGTAATGTCATAGTAACAACCTCACAGGGTTGTTTATGTGGCATGTACCCAATGTTTGCTAGAGTAAATAAATGGAATCAGGGTTTTAGCTATGTAGAACACAATATAAAAACAGGAGATTATAACTTACATAATTTAAAGATTATTAAAGGAAAGATTTATTAAATGCTAAACAAGCTTAAACTTAAAATAATTTTTCCTATAACAGCCGATTTGGTAGGCGAGGAGTTAAGCGAGACTCAACGTATGTCAATGCATTTAAAAGATGGGGACCAATATGAGTCTGAATGGGGATTTTACGATTATGAAAATGATATAATATTACAATTAAATCCAAGATGTTTTAAACCAAAGGATTCTGTAAATAAAAAATATTATACAGAAGTTATATTTTCAAGTGAATTAGTTGTACAAGCTGAAGGTAAGCCAGAAGTAGTTGCTAAAGCGATAGATGACTATATTAAATCGTTACCTAAACCTACTGAGAAATCATCCGACTAAAACTTTTGTGTTAAGCCATCTGCTTTGCAATTGCCTAGCAACAGCATCTGATATGTAATTTTTTGTATGTCTACAACCAAATTGTCCAAGGTCATTCATCGGGTTCCAATCAGAGTTTAAACCATCCCTTAAACTTAACTTTAAATCACTATATTTAAGTTTTGAATATGTTGTTTTGTCTATAACTTTACCATTACATAAAACACACAATGGTCTACTATTACCTACTAATCCACCAGCCCAAATGAAATATCTTAACCCTAGTTCTTTAGCGAATAAGTCCTGGTTCAATCTATCTACTTTTTGATATGTATCATAAGCATAATTACGATAGTATTGCTGTAGGCCACCAGAGCCTTTTACGTCACTAACTCCTTGTATAGTTGTTTTTAATTTATCTCTAAATACAGTAAATGATTCTCCTTTAGTTATAGCTTGAGTTGTTTGCTTCTTTATCGTCTTTAATAAAGTTTTATCATTAATAAATTTATCAGTGAATCCTCCTTTTACAGGAATGCCTCCATTCAAGCCTAATTTCTTTTGAACTACAGCTTTTATAACTTGTGTTTCTGCTCTTAGTTCTCTTTTAGCTATGTTATTAAAATAATTTTCATTTAAAGGTGTTAACCCTTCGTAATCTTTTAATGTAGAAGATATTAACGGGATATTATCAAGTGTATTAAAGTTAGAATAAACGCGGTCCAAACCTTGAACCATTGATATATTTCTTTGGTTATAAACAATACCACCATTAGATGTTTCCAATTGAAATAAATACTGTTCGAATATTTTATCGTATAACTTTATAGAAAGTGAGTTAACTTTATTTATTAAAGCTTCCTCACGTCTAAGCATATAAGCCTCACGTAACGATGATAATTCTTTTTGAGTTGGCATTAATTAGTTTGCTGAGATGCTGTTGTATCGTTAAGAGGCACTGTTTCAAGTTTAACAGGTACTGGTGTTCCAATTTCTTGTATTAATGCTTTAACTTTTTCTTCTATTAGCGCTTTCTGTTTAACCTCATCGATTAAATAAAAGTTAATATCATTTTGTCTTTGTTCAAATTCCAATTCGTTAAATATGTAGTCGAAATGAGTGTGTAAAACCTTGTTTTCGTCTGTAGTCATATCATTAGCAATAATCAACATTATTTCTTGCTCTGATTTACCAGCGAATGGATAAAACTTTTCTTTAACTGCTATTTTATGAAGTTCCTCTGGTTGGTCTACATATAATTTATTAGAAAGGTCACGAGTTAATGCTTTTTTAATATAAGCAGGAGCATTATTCTCATTAGCTATTTTATATTGTTCTAAAAGCTGCTGATACGTAACCATTTTAAAATCCTTAGGAAAAGAATGATAAATTGTAGCATCTATATCTAAAAGTTTTGCTAATACAGTCATTATAAATACATACATCTCTGACCAATTCTCTGCGTATGGAGATAACGTGTCATAAACAGATTCTAAGTCTACCATTTTCTCAGTAGCAGTGTTAGTACCCTCTTTAGCAAATACTTCACTATTATAAACAGCTTTATTAGCCATGTAACGATATTTATGTAGTGCTAAATCTTCTTGAAATTTCAACAAATCAATTGGTGGATATTTATAAACAAGTATGTTCTCTAAATTCACCATCTCTTCTGGTGTTTTAGGCATTCTTATTTGTATTAAATCCATAGATGACTTATGGACTTTTAATCCAGAGCCGTTACATGTTTTACAAATACCTCCTTCTGATGTTCTACCATTATGACAAGGGTATAACGAATCTCCTTCTTTATATCCATCACAAGCGTCAGTGTATTGAATCTTTTGAGGGAACAAGTGTAAACACGTTGATAAGTCAAACTCACTAACAGCTTTTATTGCTTTCTCAAAATAAGGCTGAGCAGGCATTATTAAAGGCACACATGTTCTGTTACGAGTATAAATATCAGATACAGAACCAACTCTATTCGCTGGTACAAAACCAATATTGTGTTCAAATAATTCTAAAACAAAGTATCTTTCGTTTTTATCATTTGTTTCGAATAAATATTTTTTATCTTTCTGAAGTTCTTCATAATCTAAATAATTATCCTCATCTAATTCTGCAAAAACATTGTTTTGAGATTTAAAATCATCTACCGTGTCTTTGCTTATCTGAGTAGCCGTTATCGTATTATCACTTAAATAAATAGTGTATTTAGAGCCAATTTTAACGGTTTTATCTTTTAAAATAACAGGTATTTCATTCTCAACTATTAACCATTGTAACGTGTTGTTTTTATAAAAATAATTAATAGCTTCTTTAGAATTTACTTCAAATGGATAACCTTTGTATTTAAAAACATTAGTCTCATTTGAAGCATTATAGAACTCAATAACTATAAATCCATTAGGGTCAGTAGAATCCATTTGAGGTAATCTTTCAACTAAATATGATTTAACAGATTTTTTACCATAGAAATTAGAAGCGCTTTGTGATAGTTCTTTTTTCTTTTCGTCTACCCCTTCTTTTGAGTTTATAATTATAGCTTCTTTTGCTGGAGTTTTACCAACTTTATTTATAGGGCCAAGACATGAATTAAACATGTCTTGTGTAGTTGTTTTAGTCAATGCAAGACGTTGAGCAAATTGGTCCTCACTCTCTCTTGGATTAAATTGAATTAATTTACTAGAAACACCCATTCCTGTTGCGTAAATACCGAAATCTTCAGCTATTTTAGTAACTCTGTCGTAATCTTTGTGTTTTAAGCACTTATCAATAGTTGTTAAAAATATTTTTTGACCTTCTAATAATGGTGTTTTCATAACTGGTAAATATAATAATAAATTTCAATTCTTTTAGTA